GAGAAAGAAAACTTTTCTATCTAATCATTACTACCATACTTACAAAGGTAAGAAAGTTATAGGTTATATTTGCGGAGGAGACGAACCACAATGAAGGTAAGCGAGGACACATCAGTATCAATGCCAATCAAGAATATGGTTGGTATTATTATAGCTGTAGCTATGGGTATCTTTGCTTATACTGAAGTCACTGCTAGACTTACATCATTAGAAACTTCACGTGAATTATTCCAAGCAGACTTACTTAAAAAATCCGAGCAGTTACCGACTGATCAGGAACAATATATGTTGTTGGAGACAGTGTTTAAAGATGTAGAGAAGTTAATTGAAACACAAGAACAGAATATGACAAACAAAGTAAACATAGAATTTTTAAAACAACAAGTAGATAAACTACAAACTGATGTAGAAAAATTAATTAGAAATGGAAGTGGTCACTAATGATTGAAACAGTTGTAGCTTTACTTATGTTTATTGGTCCTGATATTAAGGAGCATCGTATACAAGAATCAATGAGTGTATGCTTGAAGCATAAGCGTGAAGCCATGAGACAAGTCAAAGATAACATAGATTATAAATGTATAAAATCTAAAGCAGAATTAGAAGAAAATGTTGATGGAAGTAAATCCATAAAAGCGTTAATATTAAAATAATTATGGCTATAGATAAATCAAAAATGAAATGTAATTCACCTAGACGACAAGTCCAGGGTGGTAAAAAGTTTGTAGTCAAAGCCTGTAAAGGTGGTAAAGAAAAAATTATTAGGTACGGGGATGCCAACATGAAGATACGTAAATCAAATCCCGCAGCAAGAAAGAGTTTCAGAGCTAGACATAATTGTAAAACTGCAACAGATAAATTCACTGCTCGTTATTGGTCTTGCAAAAAATGGTAAAGAAAAAAACTTGGTCACGTAGAAATATAACCATTGTCTGTGGGTATTGTTTAATGTGCAAAAGACAACTCTTGAGTAATGAAGGTGGATGGAT